CGCCACAGTAACAACCGCACCCATCGCAACGCCCACACCCTTGAGTACCGAACCAAGCTTTGAAAATCTCTCCTTTGACTTATCCGCCTTGTCGCCTGCGTCCTTGATTTCATCGCCCATATCATCGGCACTTTCGGCAGTATCATCAAGCCGACCGTCAACCTTTTCAAGAGATTTTTCTGTCCCCTCAATATCCGTCTTTGCCTGTTCAAGTGCAGAATTATTACTGTTCAGTTCACGCTCCATACTGTTGAGTGATGCCTCGGCATTGTTAAGCTGAATTTGCCAGCTTTGTGTTCTCCTGTCAGTTTCACCAAATGACTCTGATGCATTTGCAAGTGCCTGTCGCAAGGTTTCAATCTTCTGCTTTTGTGCGTCAATCTCCTTATTAAGAACCGTATTTCTTGCAGACAAAGCCTGAACGGAATTGTCATTCTTATCAAACTGCGAGGACACAAGTTTCATCTCAGAGCCGAGCACCTTAAAGCTCTGATTGATTTCTGCAAGCGACTTTTTAAATTCCTTTTCGCCCTCAATGCCAAGCTTAAGTCCAAAACTATCTGACATTTAAGTTCACCTCCTCATTTTAGGGCATAAAAAAAGAGCCTATTGGCTCAAAAGTGTATTAAAAAAGGAGCAACCTTTTGGTTACTCCTTGAAATTATTGTATAGATAAATTGAAATTTGACATATCATATCTATGAATATTACTCATTCTGAAAAATCTGTAATTTACTATCAGTAGCAAAACTCATACCTATCTGCGATTTCTCTTAATTTTAGAATAATGCCTATCATTCTTTCGATATATTCATCCCATTTATCTATATTTTCAACCTGTGCTGGTATTTTAACTCTAATCTGGGAATATTTACTATATTGATTCAAACTAATCTCATCATATTTTCCTAAACAAAGTTCCTCAACAATAGAATCAAAATCTGCATCAATTGCATCATAGAAAATAGTTCCAAACTTCTTAAAATTCACTTCAATATTTATGTTATTTTTTCTAAATGGAACATTCATTTCATAGGATTTTCCCCATCGTAAATTAATACAATCTGTACGTCCTTGTCGTGAAAGGGAAAATCCATATTTCAAAACTACACTTTCAAACCTGTTCCAAAATTCAATATTTAATTCTGCATTTATTGGTGGCTTAACATTTGAATCTCTTTTTATACAATCATCCTTTGTCGCCACTTTTAAAATCACATTTGGGTCATTAAGTAAATCTGAATTTTCATCTGGAGACATTAACAGTATCCAAAATTCAAGCTTTCTATCTGAAGATTGAGCTAATTCTTTTATGTATTCTACCGCACGAAAGTGTTCCTCGTCTATATCTTCTGTAATCCATACAATTGTTGAAACTGAATTCCAAGCTGAATAGGTAAGTATTTCACCTAAATGAATATGATTACTTAAAAAATATTGATTCTCAACAACAATTTTTTCATCATTTTCGTCAATTGCAAGAATATCAACTGGGTATTTTCCTTTGCCATATTCACTAGATTCTTTCACTTCAGTACACGCACTTACAATGTTTCTTCCAATAATATTTCCTACGCAATCTATATTATCAGCAAGCCATTTTGTAAAATTTCTCTCCTCCTGCCAACAAGGAACTTCATTCATTCTTATTCTCTTTGCCATAATTAAGACTCCTAACAATTTCAGTTTTTTAATGGGCTAATTATATCATACTGCTTAATAAATCTCAATCCTTTTCAGAATAATCAAACCCCATAAGGAATAACATCATCAATGCAAGCAACTCGTTTTGGCTTTGCAATGCCGTTATACTGCTTATGGCACTCCCACAAATCAAGCAAAAGTCCAAATGGCATGAGCCACACTTCTTCCTGCGAAAGATTTAGGTGAGCAAGTCCGTAATAAAGAAGTCGGGTGAACAGCTCAGCGTCTGTTACCCGACTTTCGTGTTTTTTGAGGTTTGCTCACTTTCAATGTTTCGCTTTGTGCCTTTCTGCATTGAGTCCATAATTGCATTCTTGTATTCTGCAAGGTCAAACGGTGAGGTCAAAAGTTCAACCTCGTTCTCACAAAGCAAAGGCTTTTTGCTGTTTGGATTTTTTAGATTGTAAATCATAACGCCCTGATTTGCAAGCAAGGTGATAAGCCAGATGATTTCATCAAGTGCCATTTCAAAATTTTCACTTTTCATCAGCCTGTCACCGAGGTTTTCAAGTCCGCCGTATCTTTTGGCAATTTCCTTTGTTGCTCTTGTGGTGAGAATAAGCTCATATTCGTTTTCACCGATTTTAATAATATTTCCTCTGTCAGTCATAACGCACCTCCGTATTTATTCAGCATAGGTCGGCTCGTACACCTGAGTGTACCAACCGCTGATTGTGTCACTTGCAACACCTGTATCGTCCTCTGAAATTTCAGCCTTCCACGGGTGCTTGCCGAGCTTGTCAGCCTTGTTTCTGCGGATAACCGTACCCTCAATCGACGGAGTGGAAAACTCGATGCTTTCGCCCTTTGTGGTAAGATTAGTTGCAGGAATGCCAAACTTCACTCTGTAAAGCCAGAAGTAACGATACTTGCCGTTCGCTTTCTTTGCACGAAAACCGATTGCAACGGGCGGTGCTCCGTCCTCAGATGCGGAAACCAACACCTTGTTTTTGTCGATTGTCGCACCGGTCAAATCCTCTGCAACAGCAGTTCCGATGTCATCAATGCCGAGTGTCAGCGTTCCGCTTTGAAATTCCTTTACAACCTCAGATGCACCGTCATCGGCATAGAGTGTCGCCTCGGCAAGCTCTACCGAAAGTTCCGCACTCATCGCCTTTGCAAGCGGAACAGGTGTATCGTAGGTTTCGTTTCCGTCAGAGTCCTCCAGGATTTTTGCGTAGTACAGCTTATCAAGTCCGATTGTTGCCATAATCTATCTCCTCCAGTTCATAAGTTTTTAATGCGTCAATAGCATAGTGATGATAGCCCGTGTCGCTCTCATAACCGATATACAGTCTGTCGGTAATTGAAATATCACTCTGAAAAAGAGCGGTCACAAGCTTGTATTTAAGTGCAGAGTAATTACCCTTTGAAAATATAGAAATTCTCACTTCCTGTCTGTCAAAGGTCGGCATATTGTCGCAGTGCATATCAAAGCCGTCCGAAAGCGGAGTGAGAACAATGTATTCGTCAGGTACTTTGTCTGAAAAAGCTCCTGTTTCAACCTTGATGTTCAATTCCTCTGCAATACTCTTGATTTCAGCAAGCAAACTCATATGCTCTTTACCTCCTCATCAAGCGTGTTAATCATAACCGTCATACACTCCTTGCGTGACGCTGATTTTGCGGGTTTCATAAACGGCTTTGGTGGCTGACCGCTTTTGCCGTATTCAATTACGCTCGCAATTTTTGCATTGCTCTCGCCATTTGTTCTCGGCTCTGAAAAGCCTATTTTGATATTCAGATTGCCGTTCTTGTCTGATAAAACAGGGGACACGCCGAGCGAGCGTTCAAGCTCACCCGTTGAGCGTGACTGCGTTTTTGTGTCCGTGCTGATGACATTTCTGAGATTTGTCCTCACCTTTTTCAGAACAACCTCAGCACCGGCATTGAGTACCCTTCCGCACACATCATCGGTTTTGTCACCTAGTCTTGAAATCTTGAGTAAAAACTCCTCCGGCATTTTTATTGTGCATCTAGCCACTTGCTTCAACCTCCTTTGCGAGAATTTCAAGATACATTCCTCTGCCTTTTACATTCTCAACAGAGGTGATTTCAAACCGCTTTCCGTCACAAAGGATGAGCATATCGGTTGTAACCTCAATGTGCGGAATACACCTCAGACGAAACAGATCAGTCGCAACGGAAAATGTCGCCATATTCGCCCACCGTTCACTGCCGTGTCTGCCCTCACGATATGCTCTCACGCTTGCTACTGTTTTCATTCTTTCATTCTTAAAGCCCTCATCATCGGTTTCAATCACCCTTTTCATAATTTCAACAGGTGTGTTCATGTTTCCAAAACTCATAGTTACACCTTCCAGTTTCTGTCAAGCCTTAAAAGTAAATTGACCGTGTTCCACACCTGAGCCGATGCGTTTGTGCTGTCAGCAAAGAATCCGCCCGTTGAGCCATCTCTGCTTTCGTAGAAATGGCTTGCAAGCATAATAACTGCCTGCTCGGTAGTTGTAGGCATTGCGTGTGTGGAGTAGTAACCCTCATCAATGTGTTGATAGCTTTCGGCATAGGAAACCGATGCAGCGATGTACTGCTCAAGAAGTGCATCGTCCTCAGAATGTTCAAGTATGAGATTTTGCTTTACCCTTTCTAAAAGCCTGTCAGTCATAAAAGCACTCCTTAACCGCCTGTAGAAACTGTACCCTTCATTTTGAGAATCTTAACTGCCTCCGGAACAATAAGTCTTGCATCAACTCTTTTTGTCGCAAGGAAACCTACCTGTCCGTTTGCTGCATATAACTCATTGAGTCGTTTAAAGGTAACACCCTGTCTGTCACCAATCCAGTAGTAGGAAAGGTCACCGAATGCAATCGGCTTTGTACCCGATGCAGCATTTGCAATTGATGAAGATGTGTAAACAGGCTTACCGAGAAGTGTGTCGGTTTCACCGTCCTTAATAGACGGCTGCCATAAATACTGACCGTTGCTGTCCTTAAGTTTTCTGATGCTGTTTACTGTGCTGTCATTTAAAAGCCAAACACCGTTTTTACGATATGGCGCTTTAAGGCTGTAATAAAGGTCGATGAGTTCATCGGCTGTGATTGTTACTGTTGATGCAGCTGTCACACCAACTTCACCGCCCTCACTGTCATCAAAAATACCGTAAGGCTTTGCACTGCCGTCACCGATAACAAAGGCTTCCTCTTCAGCTTCACCGATTCGTCTTGCAAACTCCTGATTGAAGTAGCTTTCAAGGTCGAATGCAGAGTCGTTCAAAAGCTCTTCAGATACCTTGATTAAAGCACACAGCTTATGCGCACCGATTGTTTTCTGACCGAATGATGCATTGCTGTCGGTGATTGCAGCGTTCTCCTCAGTCCACATCGCCTTACCTCTTGTGGCAACAACAGGGATTTTGTGTGCGTTTGACGCTGTTGTAAATGTATGTGCAAGCTGACGAATTACAAGCTCTTCATCAAGTGCCTGAACAAGTGTGTTTTCAAAGGTTTCCGGTACAAGAAAACCGCCCTCGCTGTCAACACCCTCGCTGAGAATGTTTCTGACCTCCTGCGTTGAGCGGTTTCTCATCTGATTCCAGAATGCTTTGTTGTACTTTTCAGAAGCTGTGCCTGTTTTACTCTCACGATTGACGTTATCGGGTTTTGAAACAAGCGGTGTGCTTGTCGGGAGATTTAACTCTCTTTCAAGGTCGTCTACTCTTTGCTGACGCTCAATCTCGTGACCGAGGTCAACAATATCCTTTTCCATCTTTTCATAAGCTACGGTATCTTCAGCCGAAAGAATACCGGTTTCGTTTCTGTGGGAATCAAGAAATGCTTTTGCCTGTTCCCAGATTTTTGCTCGTTTCTCACGAAGTTCGTTAATTTTAGCCATAGTAAAATTCCTCCTTAAGGTTTTAATAAATTAAGTCTTTTTTCAAGGTCTGTGATGTCTGTTCTTGTGTTAGCACCGGCATTTGCTAAATAGTGTGATTTAAGTTTATTTTGAAGAGCCACACTCACTGCTCTGCGTGAAAACAGGATAGAATCCGATGCTTTGTTTTTCTCCTTTTCATCTTCATTAATTTTCTTGTCGGGTTCTATAATGCTGTCTGCAAATCCGAGTTCAACGGATTTCTTTGCATTCATCCATGTTTCTTCCTCCATAAGACGGGCAAGCTTTGCTCTGCTCATTCCTGTTTTGATTTCATAAGCATTTATAATGCTCTCCTTGACCTCCTCAAGCATTTCAATAGCCTTCTGCATTTCGTTGTGGTCACCCATTGCAACCGTAGCCGGATTATGAATCATAAGCATTGAAACAGGGGACATCATCACATTGTTTCCAGCCATAGCAATTACAGATGCAGCACTTGCGGCAATACCGTCAATCTTAACGGTTACATTGCCTTTGTAATCCATCAGCATATTGTAAATCTGAGCCGCAGCCACACAATCACCGCCCGGAGAGTTAATCCAAACTGTAATATTACCCGAGCAGCTGTTTAACTCGCTTTTAAAAAGCTGAGGAGTGATATCATCATCAAACCAGCTTTCTTCCGCTATTGTTCCGTTAAGAGTCAAAATTCTCTCTGTCGGATTACTTTCCGTCAGGTTCGTCCATTTCCAGAATTTCTTCATTTTCTTCCTCCTTGTTATTGATATTTGCAAATGCTCCTGCGTTGTTAAGAGGGAGCATATTTCCGTTTACAAGATATAAATCGCCACCTTTTTCCGTTGGAATACGGTCAAGATTTTCAAGCTCTCGTATATCGTTTGCCGACATCCATCCGTTCTGCCTTGCCGTAGCATAGCCACTCATTCTGCTTGCGTAGTCACCACGCAGAAGTCCGTCAACATTAAACTTCACAAAGTACGAACTTTTTTCATTTCTTGAAAGCAAGGAGCGGAAAATTGACTGCTCCCAACGCACTATCCACGGCTCAAGTGTGTACTTCACAAATTCAAGTGACTGCTGTTCAATATTAGAAAAGCTCGATTTTTCAAGGTCACCCACCATATGCGGAGGCACTCTGAAAATTCGAGCTATCTCATCTATCTGAAATTTTCTGGTTTCGAGGAACTGTGCCTCGTTCGGCGAAATTGAAATCGGTGTGTACTTCAGTCCCTCCTCAAGCACGGCAACTCTATGACTGTTGCCACTTCCCGCAAAGGCGGCATTCCACGAATCACGAACCTTTGACGGGTCTTTAAGCGTACCCGGATGTTCAAGTACACCGCTGGGTGACGCACCGTTTGCATAAAACTTACTACCGTATTCCTCGGCGGCAATGGCAAGACCGATTGCGTTCTTTGCCATTGCAATAGGCGAGTATCCGACAAGTCCGTCAAATCCAAGTCCGGCAATATGCAAAACCTCATACGGTGAAAGCCTTACCGTTGCACCTTTCATTGTTCTTGCGTCATCGGAGCTTGTGTTGTACTGATAGTAAAGATTACCGTTTTTATCTCTGTCAACTGCCATTCTGTTCGGCATAAGAGGATAGAGGGCAACAACATCGCCCTTGCCATTTCTTATGATTTGTGCATAGGCATTGCCCCACAAAAGCAGATGAGTCATCAAGGTTTCTCTAAAAGCAAATGAAGTCATTTCGGGATTAGGCTCATCGTGCAAAAGAAAATACAACGGATGTTCAAGTGCCTTTTCTTTGCTCCCGCCAGAATTGTATCTGTAAAGGTGGAGAGGAAGTCCTGCAACCGCCTCGGACAAAATTCTTACGCAGGCATATACTGCCGTCATTTGCATTGCACTTCTTTCTGTTACACATTTGCCTGCACTGCTCTGACCGTAGAAAAAGCGGTAGCTGCTGCCCACCGTGCTGTTTTTTGGCTTATCCCGTGAACGAAATAAACCGCTTAAAATACCCATAAAACCACCACTCTTTCGTAAAATGGGCAAAAGAAAAACACCTCTTTTGAGATGCTTAAAAAATATATTTACTTTTTATGCTCATATATATCTGCATAAAAATTGACTGATGTCATATAAACAACAATCCTCTATTATCATAAACCGATGCACAGTTATTGTTTCCACAGCGAATTGCTCTGTCAAGTGCCATAATTGTAGCAATCGCACCGTCAATTTTCTCCGTGGATTTTTCTTTGTCTGCCTTTATGTTGCCGGCAGGGTCAGTTCTGACAAAGATATTGTCCATATTCCATCGAAGTACAGGGTGACCGCCGTGTGCAATTCGCTGTTCAAGCGTCAGTTTCATAAGTTCCTTGGTCGGAGGAGACATATCCTTGAATCCCTGCCCAAATGGAACAACGGTAAATCCCATACCCTCAAGGTTCTGTACCATCTGAACCGCACCCCAACGGTCAAATGCAATCTCTCGAATGTTAAATCTCTCACAGAGCTTTTCAATGAATTTTTCTATGTAGCCGTAGTGAATAACATTACCCTCCGTGGTCTGCAAATATCCCTGTCGCTCCCACACATCATACGGAACATGGTCACGCTTTACACGCAAATCAAGCGTATCCTCGGGTATCCAAAAATACGGAAGAATAACATACTTATCCTCTTCATCAAGCGGAGGAAATACAAGCACAAATGCGGTAATATCCGTTGTGCTTGAAAGATCAAGTCCACCGTAACAAACCCGTCCGCAGAGGTCATTTTCATCGACTGCAAAGGAACATTTATCCCATTTGTCCATCGGCATCCAACGAACAGCCTGCTTAACCCACTGATTAAGTCTTAGCTGTCGAAACGAGTTCTCTTCACTCGGATTTTGCTTTGCTGATTCGCAAGCGGTTTTAACTTTATCCATTCCGATAGTTTCACCCAGAGATGGATTGCATTTTTTCCAGACCTTCGGACTTGTCCAGTCCTCGTTATCATCAGCACCGAAAATGACAGGATAGAATGTAGGGTCGATTTTTCGCCCGTCAATGATATCCTGTGCCTTTTGATGAACCTCGTAGCAGATTGAATGTGTATCTGTGCCGGCAGTTGTGATCAGAAAAAAGAGCGGCTGCATTCTCGCGTCACCGCTACCCTTTGTAAGGACATCATAAAGTTTTCTGTTCGGCTGACTGTGCAGCTCATCAAACACAACACCGTGAACATTAAAGCCGTGCTTGCTGTATGCCTCGGCGGATAGCACCTGATAAAAGCTGTTTGTGGGTTCGTAAATCAGCCTTTTCTGTGATGCAAGTATCTTTACTCTTTTGTTCAGAGCCGGACACATTCGCACCATATCGGCGGCAACATCAAAAACGATTGACGCCTGTTGTCTGTCAGCAGCCGCACCGTAAACCTCGGCTCGCTGTTCACCGTCACCGCAGGTGAGCAGAAGTGCAACAGCTGCAGCTAATTCAGACTTGCCGTTCTTTTTCGGAATCTCAATATATGCAGTGTTGAACTGCCTATATCCGTTAGGCTTTAAAATGCCGAAAAGGTCACGAATAATCTGCTCCTGCCAGTCCATAAGCTCAAACCGTTTACCCGCCCAAGTGCCTTTGGTGTGGCACAGACTTTCGATAAAGGCAACGGCAAAGTCAGCGTATTCCTTATCGTAATAGCTGTCCTTTGCTTTAAATTTTGTCGGCTTATAATTTTTAAGTTTTCTCAAAATCTCACCTCCGATAGGGCATAAGAAAAGCACCGATTATTTCTAACCGATGCTTGGAGATTATATTTTGTAATTTATTGATAAAATAGGAATTTTAAATGTATGTAAGAATATTATTAAATTCTTCCCTTATGATAATACCAAAGTAAATGATCGAATCCATTTCTACTTATCTCAATGCCACATAATTCTCTGATTTTATCAACAGCTTTTCTATATTGTTTATAATCATCTAAAGAATAGTTTTGATCAATTTGATAATAATCCAAATACATTGGAAGAACAGCTTTGAGAATGCTATCATAAATTGAATAATTATCTTGGTATTCTGTACCCTCAAAAATATAAAAACAAGCGTAATGACAGAATTTACTTGCAAATGATATATTATGTCTCGCTCTATTTTGTGCAGAAGTGATTTTTGAAATCTCTTGTACCAATAACATATCCTTATAATCTGGATTTTTTAGACACTCAATTAATTCAGATCTGTCAAATTCTTGTATTCTTTTGGTTATTTCAAACCTACCTATTCCATCGGCATTCAAATGAGTACTATTTTCTCTATCAACAGATTCAACTGCACTCTTAATAATATCTTCATATGAATAATCAGCCGATAAATCACAAGGCGTCAATATATATTTTAATTGTGTCATCCAATATGCAGTAGAGCCACCATACTTAATAGTATTATTTCTCGAATATACTGGTTTTGCATTTTTATCGGAGGAGTGTATATAGGCAGAATCATTACGAATCATTGCTTCAACAATAGCAACATTATCTCGAGTTAATTTCACCAATGTCTTATCCTTATATATTACTTCTTCAAACATTTTGCTTTTTGCAAGTTCCAATTCCTCTTGAATTATGTTTCTCACAATATCTCCTTGATAAAATCTTAATCTAATATATCTGACCATATTTTACATTATTATACAAAAATTCCTTCAAAAAATCAACAATCAAATTTCGCACTATGAATTGTATCAAGAATTTTCTCCTGCTCCGTTTCATCTACACCTATGCTTTCGAGGGCCTCTCGTGTGCCACAGTCGGGGCAGATGATGGTTAGGTTGTCTGCCCTTGAAACTGCACCGTGTCCGGAATAAACCCCGCCACAACGGGGACAGGTGCGTAACTGAACAAGGTTATCGGTCATTTTCGTACAGCTCCTTTGACTTGTGATAGGCATTAAGTAGTATCTGCTTGTCAAAATAAAAGGTATCGTAACCGTCAAGGCAGGTGTTGAGGTAGAAAAGGCTTGGTACACCGATTTGCCTTTCCTCGTGCATAATGTAGGCGAAGGCGGTAACCGTTCTGCGATTGCCTGTTCTGATGCCCTTGTATTGCACCTTGATATCCTTCTTGTAGTAGAAGGTCGGATAGCCTTCATAACGGTCGAGTGCTTTTTCATCGGATTCGCTTACCTCCCAGATTACCACAGGCACAATGCCGTTTTCCTTTTTCTCAATCGTGAGGTACGAACCTGACTTACTACCTTTGAAAAGCAACTCCCAGCCTTTCAGCTTTGCCGTACCGAGAATTTTTGCGTTCGGACATCTCGTTTTCATCTGCCTTACATTCAGGTTACTTCCGTAGGCTATGTATAACCTTTTCATAAAATCAATCCTTTCCGAAGATATGTTCTTCTACCACCTTAAGACCGCCAAAGCGGTCAGTGGGGTATTTAACCTAATCACTTCAAGCAACTCTGCCGTTCCTAAAAGCCGTGTCGCCCGAAAGTCTGTTTGTGAACACATCTCTCGCTGTCTTGAACTCGTCACCGATAAAGCCAAGTCGCAAAAGCCAAGTTCTCATTGCGTATTTTGGATTTTCTGTTTGCTGAGGTTTTGCACTTGCCGACTTAACTTCCTTTGCCATTTGGCTGAGTGCCAAGCAAAGCTGAATGTAGCTTTTTAGCTGTCCTGCGTGAAGTCCGTTCTGCTTGCCGTTTGCGGGCTTGTCAAATTGGAAAAGTCTGAACTCAACCGTTCCCTTTGTAAAGGTTGCGTGTAGGTTTAGCATATGGTATCGGCTGTCGTTGTAGTGGCGATTTCTGCCGTAGTTTTCATTGTGGCTTTTGTACCATACATCGGCAAGCTCCGACATTGTTTTCGGCTTTCTTCTGTTGACCTGCTCTAAAAATCTTATGTCAACCGTTCTGCAGTATCTTCTTACTCTGACCTCGTCAAGGTTCAAAGAGTCAATTAAAAGCTGTTCGTGGCTTGCCATAATGTTTGCAAGGTTTCTAAGGGTTTGTGCTGTGTGACCTTTTGCTCCGATGTGAATGTGTACTCCGCAACCCCTTGTTGAGTCGCTCTTTGCTCCGGCTTTTCTTAATCGTCTTACAAGCTCCTGCAAGGTTTCAATGTCTGCGTAGGTAAGGATTGGTGTAACCATTTCGCACTTCTCGCTGTCGGGTCCTGTGATGCTGACATCCTTTTGGAATTTCCACTCTCTGCCTTGCTCGTCATATGCTGACCAAGTGCAGTAGCTGTTTCTGTCGGCTGTGTTTTCAAATCTGCCTGTGCCGAAGAACTTGGCTGCGATTTTTGCGGCTTTGTTCCTTGTGATGTTGTTCATCTCAACCTCAACGCCGATTGTCTGCTTTTTCATTTCCTCAATCTGTCTTGCTGTCTTTGTATTCATAATGTCCTCCGTTGCTTTAGGCTTTTCTTTGCCTTTTGGTGACTGTATATTACCGTCATTACGGAGTAATAGCAATACGATTACTACACAAAGATACACTCGATATATTGTGTATTTATGAGATGAATATTCTATATATAGAAATGACGAGTATAAAAAATCTCACTGACAATCTTATCATCAGTGAGATATGTGTTTATTTTTCATTATCACAGATAGTTTTTGCCGTGTGCAGTTTGCGTACTTTGTCAATTCCATAAATTACACTAAGACCGCTTCCGTTATCCCAGTTAACAAGCAGACTGCCTGTATCATCAATACTTTTTACAGTACCTTTTGTACCTATGGGCGGTGCTTGAAAGTCATCCATGCTTACAAGCTCAACTCTTGTGCCGACAGGATATTCTTTTCTTAATTTTTCAACCGTTTCTTTGTTTGGAAATTTCATAAATATTACCTCCTCGATTTAGTAATATATATATATATCACTCTGAAAGGGTGAAAAATCAAGATACGAAAATCGAGAACAATTAGGGGATATTTTCTTCTTCTTGTGTAGAATTGACAATGCGTGAAAGTACAAAAACAACACAGGGGAGAGCTACACCGTTTCCCCACATTTTGTATTCAGCAGAATCAGTATGAGGATTTTTCAGCCACTTGATTATCTGCTTGTCGGTTTTAGGCTTTTTGCCGTTGATTTCAGCATATGCGTTAAAAACTTTTCTCCAGAAATCAATTTCTTCATCGGTCGGGTTTTCAGTTTCAAGACCACTGCACCACCAATCCGGAAAGCCTTGAAGTCTTGCACATTCTGTCGGAGTTAATCTTCGTACTATGTAAAAGGGTTCTTCACTTACAGTCGGCGGATCTTTGAAATCTGACGCCATAAGTGTGTTTGCAAGATTTTCTTCAATTATTGTGTGATGAGAACTTTTGCTTGATGAGTAAACAGTCTGTGCAACAGCACCCGGACCTCTTGCAACCATTGTGGGTTGTAGTTCGGATTCAACCACGAAATTATACTTTGCGCTTACACCTTGATTGAAAGCTGACCTGTCGATACCGTAAGATACAGCATGTCTGTCCGTGGCATTGAGCGTAAAACTGACATCTTCGTTTACACCGTTTCCCTGTGGCCCATTTTCGTCTTTTCTGCCAATCATTGAACCTTGAATACTTACTACTGCGACTCCGCCTTGATTTGAATCGGGCGAGTTTCCGCCTGTATCAATCGTTCTAGCTGTTGTTGTAGGATAGCAATTATGTCTTGCATTTTTTGTCCCTTCAGAAGTGAATCTGACATCAAAACATTTTGAACTTTCAATTACGAAAGGTTGGTTGTTTCCGCCTGTGCCATATGTAGAAAGAACGGTGGGTGCTTTTTCAATTGGCCCTGTATATCGTGTGTCTTGACTATGATTTTCAAACATCACTGCTCCGGGTACTGTGCCGGCACGAAGTGTGGGGGAGATTTCCTTTTCATAGCCTATACTTCGACTTTTAGCTGAATGTTCTGTGCAAAATCCGGCTGAATCAATCACACAAGGTGGGTGATGTGCCTCGGCACGAAGTGCACAAGTCACATCTTCGGTAATATCCATTCTGTTACCGCCTTGGTCATTCAAAACTATTCCGTTTCTGCCTGTAGACATTCCGCAGTTTGCACCGATTGTAGAAGATATATTGCCCGTCAGTTTTGCATTGTATCCGTCAAAGCCTGTTGCTCCAATGCAATTCTTAACATCTGTGGTAGCTGTTTTCCTCTGGCTGACGCTCTGCGTAAGATTCCCAGACAAGCTTTCTGACTCAAATAGTATTTTGTCGGCACATTCGCCTGCAAAATCTGCGACAAGGTAGATTCTCTTCCTTCGTTGGGGCACTCCCCAGTATTGAGCATCAAGGACTCTCCAACAAACGGAGAACGCATCTCCCATGATTTCCCCTGAGTTAGTCCATTTTCCACTTTTAGGTTTAGAAACAGATAGTCTTTCATCTTTGATTTTGCAGATTTCTTCGAGGACTGTCCTAAAGTCCTCACCTTTGTTTGACGAGAATGCTCCGGGGACATTTTCCCACACAATGAATCTGGGATATTTTCCATTTGTTTTACACCTCATTTCCTTGATTATTCGTATAGCCTCGTAAAAAAGGTTGCTTCTTGTACCGCATAATCCTTCTCGTTTACCCGCAATGCTCATATCCTGACAGGGACTTCCAAAGGTGATGATGTCAACAGGGGAGAGAGTTGCTCCGCTTAATTTTGATACATCACCAAAATGTTTCATTTCAGGTATTCGCTTGGTTGTTACACGAACAGGAAAAGGCTCAATTTCCGATGCCCACAAAGGAGTAACACCGCAAATCAAGCCTCCGAGCGGAAACCCGCCACTGCCGTCAAACAGACTGCCGAGGGTCAGCTTTCTATTCATTTTCAACCTCTGCTTTCTTAACGAGTTCAGAGTATGAAACCTTTTTGCCGTTACGGACAACAAATACATTTTCAGAAGTACCAACCTGTTCAATGTAACGCTTTACAATTACATCACAATATTTCTCATCAAGTTCAATGGTATGGCAAATACGATTTGTCTGTTCACAGGCGATAAGGGTACTGCCACTTCCTCCGAATGGGTCAAGTACGATACAATTGCTCATACTTGAATTTTTAATTGGATATGCGATGAGGGGGACAGGTTTCATTGTCGGATGGTCACCGTTTTTCTTCGGCTTATCAAACTCCCATATTGTGGTCTGTTTTCTGTCTGAATACCACCGGTGCTTTCCGTTTTTCTTCCAACCAAACAGACAGGGTTCATGTTGCCACTGATACGGACTTCTTCCGAGAACAAGACTCTGCTTTTTCCAAATACAAGTACCTGAAAGATAAAAGCCTGCGTCAGCAAATGCCTTTCTGAAATTTAGACCTTCTGTATCTGCGTGGAAAACATAGATACTTGCATCATCAGCCATAGCATTTTTCATACAAGAGAATGCATCGAAAAGAAACTGATAGAACTTATCACTTTCAAGATTATCATTCTTAATTTTCCCCGCACTGCCTTCGTAGTTTACATTGTACGGCGGGTCTGTAACAACGAGATTTGCTTTCTTGTCATTCATTAGAATCGTGTAGGCCTCTTCTTTAGTACTGTCACCGCAAAGTAGTCTGTGATTTCCAAGTAACCAGAGGTCACCGCTTTTTGTGATTGTAGGATTTTTGAGTTCTTCTTCAACATCAAAATCATCTTCTTTTGCGTCATCGGCAGTATCAAAAAATCCCGCAAGCTCGGTTTCGTCAAATCCGGTCAGACTCAAGTCAAAATCAGCACCTTGCAGTGATTCAATTTCTACCTTCAAAAGTTCCTCGTCCCAGTCGGCATCAAGAGCCATTCTGTTATCGGCAAGTATGTAGGCTTTCTTTTGTGCATCATTTAAGTAGTCAACAAAAACACACGGTACTTCAGTAATATTCTCAGCCTTGGCAGCCATAATTCTGCCGTGTCCTGCAATGACATTATAATCTCTGTCAATTATTACGGGGTTGATAAAGCCAAATTCTCTGATTGATGCTCTCAGCTTGTTGATTTGCTCCTTTGAATGTGTCCTTGCGTTATTCACATACGGAATCAGCTTGTCTATGTCAACAAGGTTCATCTCCGATACTCTATTCATATTGCATTTTCCTTTCCTCCATCAAAACACAAAAGCCTTTCTTTGCTCCTGCTATGTTACCGTGAAGTGCCTGTCCTCTCAAGGTTAAAAACTCCTGCCTTTTCAGCCTGTGTTTATATCTTTTAAGTGTTTTTAAAAATTGTGTCAATTCGTTCTGTTCGTTCATCATTTTATCTTCCTTCTGAGCAAAAGCTCCATAGTATCGTTCGGGTTATCCTCAAACGGAACCGTGCAGTTTTGCTTTACAATATCGTAAATCTCATACCAGATAAGGTTTGCACTTTTCTGATACTGCTGACTCATCTGTACGAACGGCGACGAGATTACTCCGCCCGTGGTCGGGTGCTTTCCAAGCAAGCCGTAGGTGCTCGTTGCCTCCTCACACTGAATGTATCTTGCAAATGCCTGAGCATACGCTTCAATCAATCTCGGATTGACAAGCCGTTCGCAACCACGCTCTTTAAGCCACAACCAGGTTTCCTTGTATATCTCATCTGCTCCGAGAGGCACTCCGTTCTTCTGCTTTGCCGAAAGATAGTCTGCCGGTTTTGGCATATCCGCACCTTCAACAACTGCACCCTCAGGTAGGTCAACGGCCTCAAGTTCCGCACTCGTAAGCACGGGTATATCGTTTTCCATTAGCCGAACAGCCTGACCTTTTTGCAATTTTTCTGCAATAGGCATTGGCTTGTCACCGGCTCGAACTCGTCTGCCACCTCTGTTTGTACCGTCCTTTGCCATATAAAATCACCTTCTTTCACTATTTTTAATACCACGTTTGAACTGCCGTTTTTGTGTGTGACACCCTCCGCCGTTGTCCGCCATACGCCTCTCAGAGATTTTGATACCCCCTCCATTTGCTGAAAATTGACAAATAAAAACTCAAATGGTAGAATAAATAAAAAAGTTGGTATACACTTTTGCTTTATTTCTTATGTTCGGATTTCCAATTGATGAAATAACACTCCTTTTAACATTTGTTCAAACAGCTATATCTGTTCTTGCTTATTTTGAAAGTGGTGAAAAGATTATGGAAAACAGAAACAACACGGTTTGGTGCGGTACACGCGGAGTGATCAAGTATGTCTGCGAAATTCGCTGGGATAAACAAAAGTGTTACAAGCGTGCTGCGATAGGTTCGAATCCTGTCCGCTCCGCCATATTTTAGGACTACCTTCACGCGGGTAGTCCTTTTTTTATCTGTCTCCAAGGTCGTGGTGGATTTTATTGTGGCAGGACTGGCAAAGGCTCATTAGATTATCTGTACTATGTTTACCGCCTCTTGAAAGTGGGATAATGTGGTGAACCTCCTCGGTAGGTGTTGTTCTGCCCTGTTTAAGGCACTGCTCACACAACGGGTGTGCCTGCACATAGTGGTCACGAATTTTTTTCCACGCTCTGCCGTACTTCTTGTTGACATCAACCGCTCGTGTGAATCGGTTGTACTGCTTTGCAATCAGCCTTTGATGCTCCTCACAATACCGCCCGTTTGTAAGTTTTGGACAGTTTGGATATGCACAACCCTGCTTTGGTTTATGTGGCATAAACTCCTCCTTTTTGGCATAATAAAAGCCCTGCAAATTTCTCTGCAAGGCTTTCAAAGTCTATTTCACTGTTTATATTATAGCAGATGTGCATACTGTAATTCTATGGAATTTACTGTCAACTTTCGGGGATTACAACACTTTTTAATGCGTTCTTTCTTATCTTGAACACATTGTCAATACTGCAATTCATCTGTACCGCTATTTCTTCCCAGGTTTTAAAGCACAAATATCTCAATTCAAGAATTATCTGATATTCAGGATTCTGTACGGATTTTATTGTTCTCACAATATCTCGCTTTAAATCAACAAGGCTGTCGATATCCCTGTTTATTTCTTCCTGCAAATCAACAATTTTTACAACAGTATCCTCAAGTCGAGAGTTACTGATACTTTGGCTTTTTGGCATATCCGATAATGTAGATGTGCATTTTGTTGCAAGAAGATTAAGTGATTTAAGCTGTTCAATTTTTGAATCTATCCTTTTGTCAAGTCTATATGCCTGACTTAAATATTCTTTGGCTGTCATTTTATACCTCCAAATTTGCCCTTACGGCATCAATCAAATCCGCCTGCGTTTTATTCTTTTTCTGCAAGGCTTTCAAAATTTGTTCATCAATCGTGCCTTTTGTGATTATGTGCTGAATAACAACAGTGTTTTTCTGTCCCTGTCGATACAGTCTTGCGTTGGTTTGCTGATACAGCTCAAGTGACCATGTAAGGCCAAACCACACAAGAGTTGAACCCCCGTTTTGAAGATTAAGTCCGTGTCCGGCACTTGCAGGGTGAATGAGTGCAACGGGAATTTTGCCATCGTTCCAATCGGAAATATCCTCACTTGTTTTGATTTTACGAACAGAAAACCTGCTCTTTATCCGTTCCAAATCGTGTCTGTACCAATATGCAATAAGCAGAGGCTTTCCGTTCATACTCTCTATGATGTCCTCAAGTGCTTCAAGCTTTCGGTCGTGAATTTCAACTATATTCTGCTCGTCGTCGTAAATTGCACCGTTTGAAAGCTGGCATAGCTTGTTTGAAAGGGAGGCGGCATTAGATGCGGTAATTTCTCCGTCAGTAATTTCAAGAACCAAGCTTTTCTTCATTTCATCGTACTGATTCTTTTCGCTGTTGGAGAGTTCAACAACATAGTTGCTTGTTAAAAGCTCAGGCATTTTCAGATATTCATTTGCTTTCATAGAAACCGTGATGTCTGATATTTTTTCGTAGATGGCATTCTCGGCATTTGGCAGAGGCTTATATGAATATACAATCGGGCCATTCATTTTGTCGGGTTTGAAATATGTGTTCCTGTACTGCCCGATAAAATAACCGAGCCGTTTGCCCATATCAAGAATTTTAAATTCAGCGAACAAATCCATAAGTCCGTTTGATGAGGGTGTACCTGTCAGACCTACAATTCTCTTTACAAACGGTCGCACCTTCATAAGGCTTTTGAAACGCTTTGACTGATGATTTTTAAACGAACTGAGCTCGTCAATAACAACCATATCAAAGTCAAATTTATATCCGCTTTTATTCACAAGCCAGTCAACATTTTCTCGGTTGATTATGTAGATGTCAGCTTTTTCATTGAGTGCTGAAAGTCGTTCATTTTCATTGCCTACTATAAGTGAATAAGTGAGAGTGCTTAAATGCTCCCACTTTTTTATCTCATCAGTCCATGTGTTTTTTGCAACCCTGAGCGGTGCGATTACAAGCACCTTGCACACCTCAAAGCTGTCAAAAAGGAGATTGCGAATTGCAGTCAATGTAATTGAGGTCTTGCCAAGTCCCATATCAATCAGCAGTGCTGAAATCGGATGAGTTTCAATATATCTGATTGCATATTCCTGATAGCTATGTGGCTTGTATTTCATCAATCATTCCTCCAATCTGCTCTACATCGTCAATCACATAAACCTTGAATCCCAATTGTTTCAGCATCTTATGCCGTGCAAGCTGGAGTGCTCTCGGCTTTTTGCCGTTAGCTTTCAGTTCCACCATGCCAAAATGACCGTTTGGTAAAAATATCAATCTGTCAGGCATACCGTTAAATGAGGGACATACCCATTTCAGACAGATACCTCCATCTATCTTCACTTTTTTTACTAATATTCTTTCAATTTCACTTTCACGCATTTTTTTACCTCAATTCAAGGTGTGACAGGGTACGACTGTCATTTCCTATACTTATATATATAGCTTATTTTTTATTCTATAAGAAAAGGATAGTAAATAGCCGTCATAAACTGTCACACCTACTGTCATTAGTCCTCTTCCATAAAGTCTGTCTTGAGTTTTAAGCCTTTAATGTATCTGCCGTTCCTGTCACGAAATTTTTCAAAACCCATGGTTTCAAGAGCAGTATAGAAATCCGTTGTACTGCGGATATATTCACCCATTTGAGTACAGAAAATTCTGTATTCGTTATATACCTCTCCCGACTTTGCAATGTATGATGAGTCAATTTCACAGCGTTCGCTCAAAAAATATGAGAGCCAATCGTTGCTGTCCCTGTAATGCTCAATTGCATCACAGACCTTTTGCGGAGGAGTGATTTTGTAATTATCTTTAATCACCTTTTTTGATCCCTCAATAACCCAACTGAGAATTGCACCGCCGGCATGCTCAAAAAGATAGTCCGCATAGTTCTTAATATCAGCATTACCCTCAATTGTTGCATCAAACGGAATAACGATAAGTCTTCTCCATGTTCCTTTATCAATCGCACCAACCTTTGGCAAGTGGTTGGTATACAGCACAAGAGTATGAGTAGGAGTATATGAGAAAGGGTCTTTGTATTTCTTTTCTGCATAGATTTCATCGGTGGAGCAGAGCTGTTTAACATTTGCCGTGTTAAGTCTCATACCTTCTTCAAGTTCAGATGCAATTAACATTCGTTTGCCTTTTGCCTCTGCAAGCTCCGGTTTAACATTTCTTCGGCACCCGACTGTAAGCATATCCGCAGAGATGTTGCCTGAGTATGTACCCAGAACCCTTGCTACTACATTCCAAAAGGTACTCTTGCCGTTACGACCTTCTCCATATGCGATGATGAGGGCCTCAACATACACCTTGCCTATGGCAGAAAGACCAACCATTCTCTGAACATAGTCAATAAGGGTATCGTCACCCAAGAAGAAAGTATCAAGTGCGGATTTCCATATATCCATACCGTCATCTGACGGATTAACGGTTGTCTGTTTCGTAATTAGATGTTCGGGATTATGTTCGATTGCAAGGTCAAGTCCGTGTCTGAGGTCATATGTACAGCTTGGTGTATTCAGCAAAAATTCATCTGCATCCAGATATCTTTGTTCAACTTCAAGCATAGGTCGAGCCTCCTTGAGCGTTGCGGAAATACACTTTGTATCTCTGCGTTTGACAGCATATTTCTTGTAATTCAGGGCATTTTCATACATCTCATATGTGTGTGTCTGCTCCTTGTTAAACATCTGCAAAGCTTTCTTTGCACCAACAGATACAATTATCTCCATACCACCATTTTTGACGAGCTTATCCATGGCTTTTTTTATTTCGGTTTCAGACTCAGCAAGCTGTCTTTCGGTCAAATCTTGAGAAATGCCTTGAGCCTTTGGTTTCGATTCCTCCCAAAAACTTCCGTTGTAGACCATATAGTCGGTAGATGGGGAGTAGGAGAGAATATTTTTATACTCCCGTGCAAGAACAGTAGCCTGTCCAACATCTGAAAAATCTTCGGGTTTTAGTTTGCAGTTAGAGTTGTATTCCTCGGGTGGAATGTATCCTTCTTGGTTTGACACCTTGTTACCGAACCTTGATGCACTTCGCCATATCACCTTAAGTTCGCTTTCAGGGAGTGGTGGATTACAGAGTTCTGCCTTCTTAAGGAAAATCTGATAAGTTTCTTCTGTATTTCCATATCTCTTGATAATCTTTCCGGCAATGTGGCTCATGGTACTGTTACGCTGACCTTCTGGTACTTGCTCAAGACTTGCATCGAAGTCAGCAAAGTCATCCTCTTCCAGATAATCAAGAATGGTTTTATTCCCTTCATAGAACTCCACTTCATCAGAGTCATTTCCATAAAGGAAACGAGCCGAATCAAGTGCGTTGGCATCGTAATAAGGAAAAGCATCGGCAATCCTGCGTTTCATATCTGCATACTCCTGCTCATCCGATACAATCTCAATAGGGAAGAAGATATGAAATCTTGGTCTAGCAGACTTATTTCCCTTTGGAAGGTTGTGGTGTCTGCTATACGATACAGCAAAAGCAACACCCGGTATTTCAAGTGCTATATCAAGAGGAGTTACCCATTCATTCGGGTTGTCCGAATGGTCATTATCACAGTCAAGCGGAATACAGTCGGAAAACTCGAAATTATCCTTACTGCGATAATTTCCTTTATACTTTGCAGTTACATGATCCATTTTGGTTGATGTGATAAAGGATTCCTTGTCGGTAACAATCATCTTGTTGGGATACAAACAGTTCCCGTTATTACCGACACAATCTGCTGTGTATATAGTGAAATTAAGCATATTCATTTACCTCCTTCATCGCATGGTCAAACCATCTGATTTTCATTCTTCTTTTCTTTGCAACACCAATTTCACGAGCCATACCACGACTTACCACTCCACCAAATACCCAAAGTTCCGTGCATTTACCAAGAAGTACATAATTAAAATGCATAGCCATTTCTCGTTCTGCATCATTGCCGTCATCCATGAACTGTGGATAGAGAAGATGAGGTGTTACTGGGATAGCATTCTCCTTAACGGCATATCTGCTGTACACTTTTGCATTCTTTACATTATTCTCGATATCACCCGCATACGGACTGCAAACATATACCAACGGAAGATAGGCAGCCTTTTTATCAGCTGCCACTTCTTCACGATGGATATTGGTAAGAGCCTCATATGTAGTCGGGTCGAAATAACCCTCATGATTAAACTTATCAATGCCCATATTTTTTAATCCTCCTGTTCCATAATTGGCAATATTCCATCTTTCTTTAAAAGATCATAAAGGAAAAGTCTGCCCTTCTGTGTCCAATAGGTATGCATCACACTTCTATTCTCATCGATTGCATAGGTACGTGATTGTGTGTATCCGCATTCTGCATACTGCTGATATAAAAGCCATGTCTTTCTGAACTTGTACTGAACCCCAAGTTCATGAAGAAGTTCATTGAACTTGCGACCGCTCATACCGTAGTCCTTTGCAATCTGTGTAATTGGTACTGTGTTTTTGTTCTGTAAAATAAGGTCATAGTAGCTTGCCTTTGGCTGTATCTCTGCAATCTGCTGACGCTGAATTAGTGTCTGGCATTCAAGCTGTTTTCTTCTCTCACGCTCTTCCTTAAGCTGTGTAAGTGCTGCAATCGCAAGATCAGGATTTTCCAAAATCTCATCGATGGCATACATTCCATGTTTACGGATAGCCGGAAGAACCTCTGCCGTTACCCAATGTTTGAACTTCTTCGCATTAGGCATCTTGCTTGAAAGGATAAGACTGTAAAGACCTGACTCATTGATAATTGTTAAATCTTGAATACCACCAAGGGTGTCGCATTTTGCTACTCCCTTATCTTCATCATCAACATGCTTGTTAATAGCATCTCTCGGATTACTGTATCCAAGAATTGTTGCTATATCCTTTGCAAAAAACATAATCTCGCCGTTTACAGTTGCTGTTCTTACAGAGCCAAACTCTGTGCTGTTAAATACTTGTAATTCCATGCGAATTACCTCCTTCAAAATAGAATTTCCTTGGAGGTGTTACCCTCCTACCTGGTAGCCTTGGGAGAAGGGTTAAAAGGACGTTTTTTCAAAAACTTTTTTTAACTTGTTGATTGCTCTTCTGTAGCGATGACTGACAGTGTTGGCATCCTCACCGATTTCTGCTGCATACTCACCAACGGTGTAACCATCAAGTGCAATAGCAATGACCATATCTGCTACTGCAGGTTTAAGAAGACTTCTCAATGTTTCACAGCACTCTTCGTATTCAAACTGGTTATGTACTCCATCAATGGAACTGCTGAAAGCTGACTTATCAGCTGCTCTAAACATGATTGCCTCTTCTGTGTTGACCTCAACTGTCCCGTCCTTGCTCTTCATATAAGCGTTGCCAGTATGACGGTCATGCTTGTGCCAGCTGTTGTAATCGGGTCTGTTGAATCTCTCTTCGATTACATCTTGGATTCTCTTTTCGTAGTCTTCCTGACTCTCTTCTTCAGAAACGGAGATGTTTAACCATTTCTCCAATTCCATGTTCTCAACCTCAAGGGTCTGATACTCGTTCTCGTAACGAATCTTAATCTTCATAGTTTCCTGCCTTTCTGCCTGGTTCTTGCAGAAGGGCATAGGAAACAAATAGGGTCGGTGCCTATAGAAGTACCGACCCATGAATTGCCTGAAAAAGAGCATAAGGAAATAAGGGTACTTCTATCGCACCTTTCACAGGTTGTCCTGTGATTGATGCCGATATCTGTATCCCAATGCCCTTATAGCTAATCAGGCCTTGTGATATTTATTTTTTAAGTGCCTCTGGCACTTAGTTGAATCCACCTAATGAACTCAACTAAAGGTCAGAGAGGTAAAATAACTGCATTTGTAAATTTTCTCTGTGAACGCATATTAACAAACTGTGAAAGTGTAGATTTTTGCATTCTTTTCTGATATAATATTGGGTAGAACAATTTCCCAATACAGCCTTACAAATAGCAAGCACTCGCTGTTTGCTTTCTACACTACCCAGTATATATAAGTGGGTAGGTGGAACTCG